CGGAGGAGGTGCAGACCTACGATAAGGACTTTGGTCGGCTGCTATTGGTGTTGGCGGTTTGACAAACAAGGTCGATCTAGGTGCTCGCGGAGCAGAACCAAAAACTGTATCGCCAACAAATACATTTGGGCTTCCTTCGGCTCTTGCACATCCGCTTTCGTCCTCATCGCCTTCTCTGTTAACTGGTATGCCGTTTATAAAAACGCTTTGGCTTCCATTAGCTGTTTGATCACTTTCAACATCACTACCATCAATACTAACTAGAAGATCGTTGGCGTACACGGTTCCTTGAATTACTTCCGTAATTTCACCGCCGCACTCATTGATATCTCCTAATCGGTGTACAGGTCGTGTCACGAATCAAACCTCATCCCGGCTGGTGCTGAAACAATACCGCTCATTGCAGATGAATACTGAGTTGACAAATCTTTTTCGGTGTTTGCAATACACACTACTAGAGATCTATTAAATGCAACATCTCTGGCATTCTGCGGATTGACTGTCATAAGGTAAGGAACCAAGGCCGGGGCACCTTTAGGTCCCATGCTCAATGATACCGGACGATCAATGACATAGCTGGTTGCATCTTCGCTTTTAAATGTTCCAATGAGCTCTTCACCTGAACTCATCTTTAGTGTAACAGTATCGCCTGGTTTTCTAATATTAAGAAGCATTGTTTTCCTTTAAAAATTTATCAATTGCTGGACTACCGCCTATGTATTGCCCTTTGTGCCAAAATTGAGGAACTAGATTTGGGTTATAGCCTAATCTATGTTTCCAAACTTCAAATACTCGGCGAGTACCAATTTTAGTAACATCGTAAATTACAAACTCATAACCAGCTTCGTGCAGTTTGCGAATTGCAGTTTTGCAAGATTCACAAAACTGCATGGTATAAAGTTCGCTTACTTCAGAGTTTGAATCCAGCAAAGGTATTTCTGTTAACATCCTGCTTGATGCCTCCAATGACATACGATTCAATCTCTGTTTCTTGAGGTGCTACTTGCAGTCCCTTACTGCTGGTCCAGTGTTCTGTCCATGGCAAAGGATTATCATTGGCGCTACGCTCGTACCTAGCTTCAAGTCCTAGCCCTTTGAGTCTACGATTAGCTATGTATTCAATGTATTGGTGCAATAGTTTTTCATTTAAGCCAACAATGGCACCGCGGCTGAAAAGATAATTGGCCCAATCTTTTTCTTCTTCAACGACTAGATCATAAATCTCACCAATTGCAGAAAGATTTTCGTTGGCAATTGTTTCCATTTCAGGATCATCGCCTTTGAGCCAATTCTTGATGATGTGGCTAGTAATGCTTAAATGCTGGCTTTCATCGCGAGCAATAAGGCTGATGATCTTGGCCGAACCTTCCATCTTCTTTAGCTCGCCAAATGCAAAACTACAAGCAAAGCTCACATAGAAACGAAGTGCTTCTAGAGCATTGACATTGACCATAGCTAAGAATAGCTTTTTCTTAACATCTTGTAACGAGCCCTTGCCAGTGACTTCATATAGCTGGGCAGCATTAATAAACTCGTCATACGCTTTGGTTACACTTTTGGCACGAGCAATAATCTTTTCATCATCAAGCATGGTATCAAAAACTTCTGTGGGATTTGAGTATACATTTTTAATGATATGTGTGTAGCTACGACTATGAATATTTTCAAAGAACTGCCAAGCATTCATACAACCTTCAAGTTCAGGCAGGCTGCAATAGGGCATGAAAGCCATTGCTGGTGCTCGACCTTGAACTGAGTCAAGTAAGATTTGATACTTGAGGTTAGCAGTAAAGATGAACTTTTGTTCATCTCTAAATTCCAAGTAATCGCTACGATCTTTCTGAAGACTAACTTCTTCAGGGCGCCAAAAGTATCCAAGCTGAGTTTGAGTTAGCTTGTCAAACACCGGGTATCTGAAAGCATCAAACCTTTGAGCATTGAGAGCTTCACCAAAGAACATAGGCTGTTTGGTGAAGTCAATTTTTTCTTTGTTAAAGACTGTTACGGTCATCAAATTTCCTATTATATGGTACAGGCTTCACAGGCCTCGTCGTTGTCTACTACTGTATTGCTTAATTTTAGCATAGGTGCTTGCTCAATTACAATAGCTTCTTCATCCTCGCCCTTCATGTCGTAGGTATTATGATAGTAACTGGTTTTCCAGCCCAACTTGTATGTAGTTAGAAGATCATTGAACATTACGCTCATTGGTACTTCGTTGTTAGGATAATGTTTTGGATTGTACGACCAGTTACCGGAAATTGATTGATCAAAATATTTCTGCATTGCTGCAACAATACGGATATAGCCCTCGTTGACCCCATCTTCGTAGAGATAGGAGTAGTTATTTTTTAAGCTACCGTATTGTGGAACAATTTGCTTTAGAGGTCCTTTCTTGGACTTCTTGGTGCTCATGGCTGCTCGAGGTGGTTCAATACCATTGGTTTCATTGGATACTACTGAACTTGATTCGCTAGGCATCTGTGCGCTCAGTGTACTGTGACGCATGCCATGTGCTAATACTTCCTTGCGTAGTGCTTCCCAATCATAGTGCAGTTCATCACCAAGGAATTCGTCTATGTCACGCTTGTAGGTATCCACAGGCAATACTCCCTGTGCATATTTTGTGCGACTAAACAACTCGCAAGGGGCTGTTTCTTTGGCAAGATTGACACTGGCCTTGATCAAATAATATTGGAACGCTTCTGTCAAACGATTGACTGCGCGAGCAGCTTCAGGGTCGCTGTACTTTAAACCCTTCTTGGCAAGGTAGTGTGCTAGGCCAATATAACCAACACCAAGACTACGACGAGCCTTGGTACTGCGCTCTGCTGCCAACACTGGATATCGCTGATAATCAATGATCTGATCCAATGCGCGAACAGCAAGGTCGCATAGGTTTTTCAAATCATCTAGCTCGCGTAGGTTACCAACATTAATGGCGCTGAGAATACAAAGAGCAATCTCACCATTGGCATCATCTAGAGATTGAATAGGGTCTGTGGGTAGAGTAATCTCTTGGCAAAGATTGCTCATACGAACCATATCTACAAAGCTGCTATGGCTGTTGCAATGGTCAATGTTCATAATATAAACGCGACCAGTTTCTGCCCTTTCCTTCAGTAGTTCACTAAAGAGATGCATGGCCTTGACAACCTTCTTAGAAATCTTTGAATCGTTTTCGTACTTTACATACAGACGATCAAACACTTCGTTGTTGCCAAAAGCTTCATAAAGGTCTGGTACATCATGAGGACTAAACAAACTGATGTTGCCATCAGCTAGTAAACGCTCATAAAATAACTTGCTCAATTGAATTGAATAATCAAGTTTACGCACACGATTGTCTTCGGTACCCTTGTTATTCTTTAGTACAATAATGTCTTCGATTTCCTTGTGCCAGATTGGAAAATGCACAGTGGCACTACCACCGCGTACACCATTTTGTGTACACGAACGAACGATAGACTCGTAAACTTTTAAGAAAGGAATAACACCAGTGTGTGCTACTTCACCGCCGCGAATCTTACTATTGATTGCACGAATGCGACCAACATTCAAACCAATGCCGGCTCGCTGAGCAATGTAGTAGCCAACGGCGGAACCGCTGTTGAAGATTGAAGGAAGTGTGTCGTCAACATCAACTAACACGCAGCTGGCAAACTGACGAATAGGTGTACGAACACCGCTCATGACTGGTGTAGGAATGTTAATCTTAAAGGTAGAAATAGCGTCATAGTAACGGCGAATATAAGTTAGTCTCTTATCAGCAGGATAGGTTGCAAATAGAGTGGTAGCAATCATCATGTACATGTACTGAGGAGTTTCATATACACGGCCGCTACTGCGATCCTGCACCAAATACTTGTCTACTACCTGACGCATTCCAGCGTAGGTGAAATCTAGGTCTCTTTGGTGATTGATATACACATCAAGCTGGCGCCATTCGGCTTCAGAGTACAGTTCCATCAGTTCAGTATCGTAAACACCGCGTTCAACATTTTTCTTGACTAGATCATACAAAGGAATATAGTCAAACTGACCAAACACATCCTTGCGTAGTCCATAGAGCAAGAGACGAGCAGCCGCAAACTGATAGTTAGGCTTTTCCAAACTAATCAAGTCGCTGGCGCTACGAATAAGAATTTCTTGAATATCAGCAGTTGTAATACCATCAATAAACTGCAAGTCAGCATTCATTTCGATTTGACTTACACTTACTCCAGCTAAGCCTTCGCAGGCTTCCTCAACCATAATATGAATTTTATTAATATCCAGTGGTTCTTTGTGACCATCTCTTTTAATTACATTAATTGTGCTCTTGCTCATAAGTTCTACCAATTGATCCATTGTTGTTCTCCCTGGAGTAGTAAGTTCTTACTTAACCAAGGTGGGTGACGCAATATCTTTAGAGTTTAACCAGCCTAGTCATATCGCTAGGAGCCCATACTTTTAAAATTTGCAAATCAGTTTTTTCAATGTCAACAACTTCACCGTCTATGTAATTTAGAACTCTTTTGTCTGGTAAAATTACTAGTAGTCTAGCTTTGTTGTCAACGATTGCTAGTATCAGTTCGCAATCGATACGAGCTAATACCAAGGAATAAAAAATGCCTAGGCCTTGGGCACTAGGGCAAAAGCTTCCGCCAGCAACTAGGTCCCATGGGTTTGGCCAAGTTTCCATGCGCCAAGGGTCAAAAGTTTTATTTACTAAGGGCACGAACTTCCACCACTGTGCGATTTCGTTATATAGTTCGTTGTTGGCTAGTGCAGATAACTTTTCTCTCCACTCTCTCCAGGCTAGTAAACGACTTTGCCTATCTGAGAACCAATGATCTAAATTGCGGGCTTCCACGTTGATATTTATTTCCAGCATCTATTAAGTTGATATCGTTTACACTAATTTGTAATATTGTTCAACACGCCTGAGCCATTGATCAGTGTAGTACCTGAAGTCTGCTCCTTCAAGTACAAATTCTTGATATTCTGGTTTACCAACAATGTTGTGATCCTGATCTAGTTCGGGTTTAACACACATTAGCACAACGCCTTTTTTAATGCAAGTGCCATGTAACTCGTTATGTGCTTCTGCATAGGCGCAAAGCTGTATGAAATAGTCTTCAATCCATTCGCGCTTTTTGGGCTTATTGGTTTGCTTGTAGTCTAGGATGGCTTCTTCGTTTAGGTGTATGCCCGCACCATCCGTGG